GGCGGGTAGAGGCAAAGCTTTTGAGTTGACTGTTTCCTCCCTGTCTCAAATAGAGATGGCGGTTTCTGAATTGGGGGATATTGATAAAGATAAAGCGATAAGGGCAGGGCTCAGAAGCGCCGGCGGCTTCTTTGCCCGTAGGGGTAGGAAACGCTTATCAGAGCGTAGCTATAAAAAAGGTCGTTTGACCAAAGAGGGGCGCAAAGCGTTGGCGGCTCATAATTTATACAATGCTTTTGCCGTGCGGGTGAAACGCCGTAGTCTTGGCGCTGTGGTCGGCTTCAATTACAGAGGACATCACGCACATTTGGTAGACAGAGGGACGGTGAAGCGCCCTCACCCGATTACGGGAACTTCCGGTATCATGCCTGCTAATCGCTTTTGGAGTGATACTGCCGATCAGGATTGGAAGAAAGGTATGGATATGATGATGGCTACAGTTCAGCGAGCGGTTACCCGGATAATGATGCGGCAACAATAGATACTAATATGAACAAGTTTAAAGTAACAACAGAGGTACGGGCTATCTTGCAGGATTCTTTGGGTATCAAGACAATGGTAGGTGATAAAATATTTCCGTTGGTTGCCCCGAATGGAACCGAGGGGGATTTTATTATATATCAACGGGATGGATTCAAGCAGGAGTACACCAAGATGGGAGTTGCCCGTCAGGTTCCGACCATATTCGTAACTGCCGTGAGTGATAATTACACCCGCTCCCAGGAATTGGCAAGTCTTATCTATGATGCTTTGGAGGGGGATTTTGTAGATCCGGTAATGAAAATCAGGATGGAAGATTCTACAGAGGATTATGAATCCGGAAAATATTTCCAAGTCTTGCAGTTTTCAATTGATTGATATGAAACGTAAAACTAAAATTTTAAAAACAATGGCAACAAAATTAGATTCCAGCAAAGACATTTATCGGGGGGAGCTTATGCTTTTCATCGGTGATGAACCTATTGCTTTTGCTTCCAGCTGCGGGTTGGATGTTTCAACAGAAGAGATTGATATTTCTAATAAAATGATGGGGGACTGGGCCGGTTCGCTTCCTGGGAAAAAGAGCTTTACCCTGTCAAGTGAATCATTGTTAACCCGAAAAGAAGGTGCAATGAGCTTTGACACTCTTTTGAGTAAGCAGATAACAGGTGAGGTACTTGACTTTTTCTTGGGAAGCTCTGCATCTACCGATAAGGATAATTTCGGTGGAACTTTCACTAAGGATACAAAGCAAAAGAACTATACGGGTAAAGTAATTATCACGTCCTTATCCATTAAATCAGATAATGGACAGATTGTTTCATGCAGTGCTTCTTTTAAGGGAATTGGCGCCCTTGCCCCGGTTGAGCCTGTCGGGGTGGGAGGATAAGAAATACAATAATGATGAATATCGAAGGCGGTCCGTAGATGGCCGCCTTTTTAATTAATAAATTGGATGGAAGCAAGATTGACAATAAAGGCTGTTATCCGCTGGGAACAACTCAGGGGTAAATCATTTTCTTTAATGGACTATTCAGATAAAGAGGATGTAAACGCATTGTTATATACCTCCACAATAGTTGCTAAAGGAGAAGTATATACGTTTGATGTTTTTAAAAAGACACTATCCAACCGGAAATTGGTTCGTGAGATGGTATTGTCTTTGGAAAATAGGATGTCTGTATTGGCCCAGTTTCAAAATAAACGAGCTGGTACAGATAAGATCAATTCCGATACCACTCCGGGGATGATAGGCAATATCGTGTCAACGCTTATCATGTCCGGTCTGGATGCTACATATGCATTGGAGGAAATGGAGTTGTGTGATTTGCCCATGTATATTGAAGCCTATGAACGTAAACGTAAAGAAGAGATGGAAGCCAGCCGGTTATGGACATTCTTTACCATGTTGCCGCATATTGATTCCAAGAAGATGAAAAACGGGGCTATGGACCTGATAACATTCCCATGGGAGGAAGTAGAGGCGGCCAGGGAAGCGGAAAGAGCAATAAATGAAGATATAGACCGCTTCGAACAGTTTATGAAAGAGGGTAAGAAACTAATAAATAAATAGTATGGCAGGTAGATTATCATTTTCGATTGCGATAAACCTCCTGACTGAAAACTTCAAGAGAGGTACGAATTCCGTTAAAAACGGTCTAAGAGTGATGCAGATGCAGGTCTTAACTTTTGCGGCGGCACTGGGTGCCGGTGGATTGGGGTTGAGCAACTTTGTATCCCGTCTGATCGATGTTGCCAGGGAAACCAGCCGGGTTACCAATGCTTTGAAGAATGTATCCGGTAGCATGGCCCAGTTAGCCGATAACCAGCGTTTTTTGCTGGACATGGCGAAGAAATATGGTATTGAGATCAACGCGTTGACCGGGAATTACGCTAAGTTTACGGCTGCCGCTTCCATATCGGGCATGTCTATGATGGATCAGCGGAAAATATTTGAGTCTGTGTCCCGTGCAGTAACCGCATTTGGGATGAGTGCGGAAGATAGCAACGGCGTCTTTCTGGCATTATCTCAAATGATGTCCAAGGGAAAGGTTAGTTCAGAGGAGCTTCGTTTACAAATGGGAGAGCGCCTACCTATCGCTCTGCAAGCCATGGCAAAAGCCGCAGGGGTATCGGTAGGGGGGCTTGACAAGTTGTTAAAGCAGGGCAAATTAATGAGTAAAGATGTTCTTCCTAAGTTTGCTGAGGCTCTTGACAAGATGATTCCCAACGTAGATACGGATAATTTGGAAACTTCCGTGAACCGGCTTAAGAATGCATTCACTGAATTCGTGAATGGAACGGAAGTACAGAGCAAATATAAAGCCTTGATCGATTGGCTAACGAACGCGGTAAAGGTGGCGGCTGACAATATAAGATCGGTAATTACCTATACGGTTGCCGCCATCATGGTTATGGTAACAAGCCGGTTGGTGAATAAAATACTTCTGTCGATATCCCGGGCTGAGTTGGCTGCTAAATCCGCTGCACGCCGGGCGGCTAAAGATGCCGGCCAAAAATTCAATGAAATAGCGTGGAAAGCACAGAGAACTTCTGCCTCCATTAAAATGGCGTTCTCTAAGGCCGCCATGTCGATTAGGGCAACCCTGATATCCATGGCTCCTACGGCTATATTGACGGTCATTGGGGCTGTAGTCGCTAAATTGTATAATGCCTATCGGGAGTCAAAGCGTATAAAAGGGTTATTCGATGAATATCAGAAACGAATGAATGATGTTCCCTCAAAAACTCCTGAAGTAATCAAGATTCGCGCTCTGCAAGAGGAATACAATAAGACCAATGTCACATTATCAGATAAGAAAAGAATTTTAGCCCAGATAAATGGGATTTTAGGGACTGAATTGAGTGTTAATCAAGACGTTAACAAAGTTATTGAAAAGCGTATATCATTATTAGAAAGTGCAGCAAGAGCCGAACTGGCTGCTAAAGAGGTGGCTGATAGCGAAAATGAATTAGGAAAGATTGGTGGTAAATCATATAATGGCAAAACGATACGAAGTATGGCTCCGGACTGGGCGATGGCTCGCGGGGATTTAGTAAAAGAGGAAAGATTTAAAAAGAAATACGGTGTGCATACCCAAGATGCTTTAGGCTGGGAAAACGGGCTTAAAGATGACTTGAATGCATTTATCGAACACGCCAAGATACTAAAAGACGCTAAAGGTCGATTAGGCAAGGAGATTGCTAATTCTGTGGCTACGGCTGATTCTACACCTCCTGAACCTGATTCTAAAAAGACGGAACTTCAAAAGGCCGAAGAGAAATACGCTAAATCCTTAAGGGAATTGGATGCCCGCCGGGAAGTCGAGAAGATGTCGGAGTCGGAATATTATAAAGCTGTCGATGAACTCGGGAGGAAGATGTTGATAGAGGCCAAAGCGTCAGGTGACAAAGAGATACTTAATAGCAAATATCTCAAAATGCTTCAGGATGTTATTGATCATCCTTTATATGATGAGGCGGCCGCAGAGATGGAGAAGGTGCAGAAGGAGTACAATGATAAGGTTAAAGAAAATAAAACCTTGCTTTCAAAAGGACTTATCTCTCAAAAGGCTTTCAATGAAAATCTTGCGGGGCTATCGGTTGAGGCCGCTAAGTCTGCCGCAAGCATTAAAGGAATCGGTGAGAGGGCTGATGCTTTTATCAAGGACATGCTGGATCAGGCGATATCACATATCCCATCCGTGAAGATGAAATCACGCGATACCACTTTTGATTATAAAAAATCAAAAGTGGATGTTGCCTCTGAGAATCTTGATAAAGCAAAGGAATACGCAAAAGAATTACAGGAACAGGCAAAGAAAGTAGGTAAGGAACTTTCGGATGAACTGTCAAATGCGATAGCCAATGTCCCTACTTTGGAGGAGGCTTTGAAATTAGCTAAAGTAAAAGAAGACGTGAAAAAATTCACTAAGGAGCTGGATGAATCGCTTTACTCAGGGATCAAGGATATCGCTACAAGCTCCGATCGTGTCGTATCGGCCTTTACGAGCCTTCGTGATGTGATGAATGATGTAGATGCAACGGGATGGGAGAAAATCATGGCCATTTGGAATGCAATGATAAATACGATTGATTCTTTTACGTCTATAGTTCGTACTATTGAGAATATATCAGTTTTGGCTAAAAAGTTGGCTGGCGCCAAGGAGGCACAGCAAGGACTTGAGAAAAGTACAGCAGGAACGGTTGCAGGAACAGTTGTTAAAATAGCCGCAGATGAGGTAGCGACAAAAATGGAATTAGAAAATAGTCAGAAGAAAAGTGCGGCGGCTGTTACAGAAATGGCATCGAAGAGTACAGCGGCTTATGCGGGAATACCTTTTGTCGGGGCGGCTCTGGCGGCGGGACAAATAGCGACAATGATGGCTATGATAGAAGCAGCGAGAATTAGCGCTCCCGGATTTAATTCAGGGGGGATCTATTTAGGGGGCACATCTTTTGGAGATAAAGGATTGGCGCGTCTGAATAAAGGGGAAATGATTTTGAATATGA